GGTCAAGATAGCCCCAAGGATGGGGTTAGATGATGGCATCCAAGCTGTCAGGAGACTACTCCCGAGGTGTTGGTTTAATGTGCCAAAGGTTCAGATAGGACTAAATTGCCTGAGAAACTACCGTAGAGACTACGATGAGAAGCGTAAGATATTCTATGAAAGACCACTTCACGATTGGTCAAGTCATGGCTCTGATTCGTTCCGTTACTTAGCCCTTGGATTAGATGAAGAAAATTCAACGTGGTCTAAGCCTATTAACCAAATGCCGAAATGGATTGTCTGATGTATGTGCAAATGCAGGGTGTTAATTTAGCCCCGAAGGTAAAAGAACTTGAAATGCGTCTTGAAATGTTGGAAAATGTGGTAAAGGCATTACAATTGGAAAAGCCCAGAATGGGTCGCCCCCCAAAGGACAAACATGGCACAGAACGAGTTGAAGTCAATACTACAGGCAGAGATTGACGATTCTATCGGCTACATCGAAAGCGAAACAGTAGATCAGCGCAAACAGGCACTACAGGCTTACTTGCGACAGCCCTACGGCAATGAGACAGAAGGTAAGTCTCAGATCGTTACTGGTGAGGTAGCAGAAGCAATTGATGGTGCGCTACCTAGTTTAGTCCGTATCTTCACAGGCTCAGACAATATCGTGGTGTTTGAGCCACAAGGCCCACAAGACGAAGCCTCTGCCAAGCAAGCTACTGACTACTGTAACTGGGTGTTTTCAAGGGATAACGAAGGCGTAGCCATTCTGCATGATTGGTTCAAGGATGCTTTGCTACAGAAGAACGGCATCGTCAAAGCCTATTGGGAAGATAAGGAAGACATAACCAAAGAGCGTTACTTTAACTTGTCCGAGGATGAGTTAGCCATGCTGATGAGCGATGAGAGCATGGAGATTGTCGAGCAAGATACGACTGAGTTCCCGATATTTGACCCAATGGGACAACCAGTTGTAGACCCTATGGGTATGCCTGTAATGAGTGCTACTCATAATGTCGTGGTGCAAAAGAAAAAGAAGTCGGGCAAGGTAACGATTGAGAACGTACCTCCAGAGGAGTTCTTAATTAGCAAGAAGGCTAGAACTATTGCTGACAGTCCGTTCATAGCTCATCGTCAGATGTTGACTCGTAGCACCTTGGTGGCTATGGGTTTTAACAAGAAGCAGGTAGAAGGCTTGCAGATGGATGACGCACTTGCGTACACTCCAGAGCGTGTCGTTAGGTTCTCCGCAGGTGAGCAACCTTACCAAGTTCAGACTGATGACCCTTCGATGCAAGAGATTGAGGTCTTTGAGTGTTATGTCAAAACTGATATAGACGGAAAAGGCATTGCTTCACTTGTACAGGTGTTCTATGCCTCTAATGAAATCCTAGAAGACGAAAAAGGTAAGGAGATGATCGAGGAAGTGGACTATGTTCCTTTCCACTCAATTTGTCCTATACCAATCCCACATAAATTTTTTGGGAACTCTTTAGCTGACAGAACAACAGACATTCAGCTAATCAAGACTACGATCACTCGTCAGATGTTGGATAACCTATATCTGACAAACAATGCTCGTGTGGTGGCAGTTGAGGGTCAGGTAAACCTCGATGACTTGCTTACATCTACCGCTGGTGGTGTTATTCGTGCCAAGTCACAGGGTGCTGTTCAGCAATTGGTAGTTCAGAATGTGGCAGCGCAAGCCTTTCCAATGTTGCAGTATCTGGACACAGTTCAGTCTAAGCGTACAGGTGTATCTGATGCTTCACAGGGTTTAGACCCATCTATCTTGCAGAACGTGACTGCTGCTGCCGTTGCCTCGATGCAACAAGCTGGCGCAGGTAAGATTGAATTGATGGCTCGAATCTTTGCTGAGACAGGTGTTAAGTCCCTGTTCCAAGGCATCTTGCATCTACTCTGTAAGTATCAGGACAAGCCTCGTTTGGTGCGTATGCGTGGTGAATTCGTAGAGTTTGACCCTAGAACATGGGCTAACCAATACGATGTTTCAATCAATGTGGGATTAGGCGCAGGTAATCGTCAAGAGCAGATGGCTATGCTCTCTATGGTTCTTGCTAAACAAGAGCAGTTGATTGGTCAGTACGGCCCTGCTAACCCTTATGTTAGCCCTGCTCAGTATCGTGGGACTTTGGGTCGGATGGTAGAGATTGCAGGGTTTAAGGACTCTGCTGAGTTCTACAAAGCGATCACACCAGAGCAAGATCAAGCCTTGTCTAACCCTCCTCCACAGCAACAACAGATGCCTCCAGAGGTTCAGGCTATCATGGCTAGAACACAGGCTGAGATACAAGCTAACCAAGCCAAGGCACAGGCTGACATTCAGTTGAAGCAACAACAGATGCAGATTGATATGCAGATGGCTCAACAGAAGGCAGACCTCGAAATGCAGTTGATGCGTGAGAAAGAGGCGGCTAAGTTGATGCTTGAGCGTGAGAAACAACAGGCTTACTTTGCTCTGAAGCAACAAGAGTTTGAGGCAGAAGCCCAACTGAAGGCTATGAAGATCGGTGCAGGTATCACTAGCAACGTAGAAATCAGGGGTTAATGATGGCAACTCGCTTGGATAACATCCGTACATTGAGTAACGGTGATGATATGGGTGTTGTAAGAATTGAGGATGTTATTGCACAAGTTGTTGCGCCCATCCAACCAACACCCATCGAAGCTATTACGACTACATCAACTATTCCTAAAACACAAAAACAAATCATTAAGTCTATGGTTGATTCGGGTGCATTGGCATCTGGTCAGGCTGTTTTAGTCAACGGTACATACTACCAACCTGTCTATGCTTCTAGTGGTAGTGGTCAAGACTACCAACAGGGCGCATTAGAGAACGTCATTACCTACAAAGAAGGTGATAACAAGGTTGGTGGTAGTGTAAATTGGTACTCTCCGAGTGGTGAGTTTCAGCAACTGACACAACAACAAGAAGTCAATGCAACCAAAGACTTCATGCAGTTTGCGGCAATGGCTGGCGGTCTGTTTGGTGCGCCTTTGGCTATTGGTGAAGCGTTAGGATTAAAAGGTGCTGCGGCTGGTGCAGTAGGTCAAGGCTTACTGACAACAGGAACACAACTAGGTAGCGGTGCTAACTTAGGTGATGCTTTAATGGCGGGATTAAAAACTGGCGCAGTACCTATTGCTAACGCAGCACTAAGTCAGATTCCTCAGTTTGCTGCTTTGTCTGCTCCTTTGCAAGCGTCTGTAGCTAGTGCCGTGGGTAATATCGTTGCCAATGGTGGTGAACTTACACCTGCTGTTTTATTGTCTGCTGTAGCTGCAGGATTAAACGCTGCCAACCAACCTAACATTACTCCGCTAGAAGGTCTGACAAATAGCGGTAGAACTGGTGATGACATGGGTGGTGGCTATGATCGCTCAATAGATGTTAGCCAAGATACAACTATGCCTAGTGGTGTTCAAGTGGCATCTTTAGGTGAAACTCCTTTTAGACTTGAGTCAGGTGGAGCACCTATCTTTGCTGAGAGTTCTGGCGCAAGTTCAGTAAGACCTCCTGCGGGTTATGAAGTTATGTCTGCTAGTTTGGCAGATAACAAGCCATCTGGCGCTTACTACGATGCTAGCGTCAATGCTTGGATGGCTCCAACAAATGAGTTTGCACGAGTGTCAGACTTAGATCAGATTCTTGCTGACATTGAGACATTTAAAAATGGTCAAAATACAATTGACCAAAATGTTATTAAAAACATTGTTAATGAATCATTGTCTGACTTGCCTACTGGAATAACAATTGACGATGTGACAAGGGTTTTGAGTAGCCAGAACTACGCTACACCACAAGACATTCAGACTGCAATTAACTCTATTGATATTCCGCAAGGTCTGACAGAGCAGAATGTTGAGGCTATTGTTTCGAATATTTTGGCAAACAATCCAAATCCAACAACAAGCGATATTCAATTTATTGTTGACAATACAGTTTCTAAATTGCCATCAGCACCTACTACTCAAGACATTATCAACATCATTGGTAATCAAGGTTTAGCTTCTACTGCTCAACTTACCCAACAAGGTAAGGATTTAATGGATGCTTTGCAAAAACAAGGATTTGATTACAACACAGCTTTGAATCAGGCTTTACAGGCGCAAGGAGCTAATTTAGGTAGTCAAGTATCTAATTTAAGTCAGCAAACGCAACAGCAATTTGCTCAACAGTCAGCTCAGACACAACAACAATTCAACAGCCTTACTGCTGCACAACAAGCCCAAGCTGATGCACTTGTAAAGCAGGGCGTTAGTTTCAATAATGCATTAGACCAAGTTCAGGCTGGATTGGGCAGTCAAATCTCTGATGTACAAACTGGATTAGGCAATGTCACTCGTTCATTGGGCGAAACACAACAACAAATTTCCAACCTTAGTCAGCAGACTCAACAGCAACTAGCTCAACAGTCTGAGCAGACTCAACAGCAGTTCCAGAGCCTGACAGCAGCTCAACAAAAGACCGCCGATGATCTGGTAAAACAAGGCGCAACAGTTACTCAAGCCATTGCACAGTCTCAGGCTCAGACGCAACAACAGATTGGCACTTTAAGCCAACAGACTCAACAACAGTTCAATAATCTTACGGCTGCTCAACAAGCGCAAGCTAATGCTTTGGTAAATCAAGGTACAAGTTTAAGTAATGCAATTAGCCAAGTTCAATCAGGGCTTGGTCAACAGATTTCCAATCTTAGCCAGCAAACTCAAAACCAATTAACTCAACAATCTGCTCAAACACAGCAACAGTTTAATACTTTAACTGAAGCCCAAAAAGTACAGGCAGATGCTTTGATTAAACAAGGCGTAAGTTTTAATACTGCTTTGAATCAGGTTCAATCAGGGCTTGGTCAACAGATCAGTAATGTTGTTAACCAGATTGGTGGAGTGCAAACAGGTCTTGAATCAAAGATAGCTAATGTACAAAGTAGTCTTGAAAGTCAGTTAGATGCTAAAGGTAAAGCACTAATGGATTCATTGCAACAGCAAGGGGTTGATTACCAAACAGCCTTAACACAAGCTATTGCACAACAAAATGCACAAATTGGACAAGTTCAAACAACTTTTGAAGAGCAATTCAAAAACGCATCTGCTGCGAGTGCTGATAACTTTGCCAAGGTAATGCTCTCATTGGCTGCTATCCAAGACGCAAGTAAGCCTAAGACATTTAGTTATGACGTTGTAGACAGTTCTAATTTTGCAAGTCCAGTTTATAACCAAGCAACTGGCCCTGTCATGCCTATTACGCCCTTAGACTTTGGCAACAGAGAAATGCTCAGAGGCACACAATGGGAGAAGTTCTTAGACCCTAACTACGGTCAAGTTCCTGCACCAGTACAGTTTAATCAGCCTACAAACATGGGCTACGATCAATTGATGAATATCTTAGGTACTGGCAGAGATACATTGCCAAGCCAAGCCTTAACAATTAACGATGTGATCTCAGGAATACAAAATCAATATGGACAAACACCTGCTGGCTCAATGGGCCAAAAACCTGCTTAATGATGACTTTTTCAAAGAAGTCATAGATAACTTGAAAAAACAACAAATTAGTGTGATAATTAACACAAATAGTAGTGACATTGGTGTACGAGAAGATTCTTATCGAAACATCAAGGCAATTGAACTGCTTACAGGACACCTAGAAGGCTTGGCCTCGGAAACTGCGATCAGGGATAAGAAGTGGAAAATTCTGTAGTATAAAAACTACACCGCAGTTCAGACGGATTCTGACGATTTTTGAGATGACAAATGGAAAACACCAACCCACAAGGGAGTGAAAGCCTAAATGTAAACCAAGCTGCTTCAGCGTTTGAGAGTTTGATGGGTGATTCTGACGAAGCCTCACAAGGCGACTCTGATGGACAAACAGAAGAACTCCAAGCATCTGATGAAGTTGAGCAAGAGTATGCGGAGGAATCCGAGGAAACTGCGCCCAAGCCTAGATATAGAGTCAAGGCTGCTGGTGAGGAAATTGAAGTAGACGAAGAAGAACTCATCAAAGGTTATCAACAAGGTGCGGATTACACTAAAAAGTCTCAGGCTCTAGCTGAACAACGTAAGGCATTTGAAGCTGAACGTGGTCATTTAGAGCAGGTTAAACAAGAGCGAATGGCTTATGCCCAGAAATTGAAGGCTTTGGATAGCTTCCTAAGTCAGCAAAATCAGGGTGTGAACTTAGATGTTCTAAAGGAAACAGACCCCATTGGCTATGCCGTGGCAGTAGCTGAACAGAGTCAGCGTGAGAAGCAGTTAGCAGTAGTTAGGAATGAACAGCACCGCCTTGCCCAACAGCAACAAGCGGAGCAGCAAGCCTCTTTGCAAACCCATCTCCGTCAAGAATCTGAGAAGCTAGTGAGTTTAATTCCTGAGTTAGCTACGCCACAGGGTGATGCGGTACGGAAACAAATCCGTGACTATGCGAAGTCTGTGGGATGGTCTGACCAAGAACTCAGTTCCGTATATGACAGTCGTGCTGTGGTGAGTTTGTATAAAGCAATGAAGTATGAGCAACTTCAAAAGAGTAAGCCTGAGTTAACCAAGAAACTCCAAGCTGCTCCTAAGATGATGCGATCTGGAACTTCAGCGCCTCCTACAAAGTCGTCACAAGATAAACAGGTAATGCAAAGGTTGCGTGAAACTGGCAAAGTCCAAGACGCTGCTAAAGCATTTGAACGATTCTTTTAATTTTGGAGTTTTAAAATGGCTACCTATCAAACCTATACCGCTATCGGTATGCGTGAAGACCTCTCTGATGTAATCTATAACATCAGCCCCACAGACACACCTTTCATGTCTTCTATCGGCAAGACTAAAGCTACTGCTGTTCTGCACGAGTGGCAGACTGACAGCTTGGCTGCCGCTTCCTTGAGCAACTACGCAGTCGAGGGTGCAACAGCATCTGACGCTACTATGTCTCCTACCACCCGTGTAGGTAACCGCACTCAGATCGCACAGAAGACTGTTAAGATTTCTGGCACTTTGCAAGCTGTTGACAAAGCTGGTCGTAAGTCTGAAAAGGCTTATAACTTGGCTAAAGCATCTAGCGAAATCAAGCGTGACATGGAGACTTCATTGTTGAGCAATCAAGTTGCTGCTAATGGTGATTCTTCTACTGCTCGTAAATTGGGTGGTCTGCAAGCATGGTTGAATTCTAACTATGATGGCGGTACTTCTGGTGTTGCTGGTGACTTGGGTACTACTGCTCGTACAGATGGTACAAACCGCACTTTCACAGAGGCAATTTTGCAAACTGTTGTTAAAGAAGTTTACGCTTCTGGTGGCAATCCTAAAGTGTTAATGGTGAACCCTGCTCACAAGCAGTTGGTTTCTGCTTTCACAGGTATTGCTGCACAGCGTTTCATGGCCCCAAGCAATACGCCTACAACTATCGTCAGCGCTGCGGACGTTTATCTGTCAGATTTCGGTGCAATCTCAATTGTTCCCAACCGTTTTATGACCTCCACTAACTCATGTGGCGAAACAGCGTTTATCATTGACCCTGACATGGCTGCTATTGCTTATCTGCGCCCATTCCAGACCAACGAGTTGGCTGTTACTGGCGACAATGAGTCTACACAGTTGTTGGCTGAGTACACCTTGGAAGTTAAAAACCAAGCTGCACACGGCATTTTGGCTGACTTGACACCTTAATCTGGTGTAACCCAAAAAATGCCTCAGACTAACCCTCTGGGGCATTTTCTTTTCTACTCAAACTGATAGAATTAGGCTATGCAAAATCCTAACAATTTTAGACAAACTGCTGTTCATGCTGATGGCGAGGGTGGCATCATTATTCAGACTCGTCAGGATGTGTCTGACATTGTTGAGCAGAATAAAAAAGAGTACAACTCTTACGATGAACGAGCAAGGTGGTCTGACCAATTGTTTGGTAACAAGGTTGCATCTATTCCTATGACTGTTATTGATGACTTGAACAAAGCTGGCATCATGCGTGGGTTTGCTGTTCTTGATGACAAGCGTTTTGCCGCTTGGTTAAATGACCCAATGAATCGTGCATGGCGCACTAGAACAGGAGTAGTATGAGTTACGCAACATACTCTGATTTAAAGACCTCGATTGCAGGTTATCTGGCTAGGTCTGACTTGACTACTCAGATTCCAGACTTCATCACATTTGCTGAGAATCGACTCCGTAGAGAACTGCGTATTCGTCAGATGCTCAAGTCTGTAACAACATCGACTGTATCTGGTGATTCGACTGTAGAGATTCCTAGCGACTTTATAGAGATTCGTGATTTTGTCGTATTGACAAACCCTATCCAACCATTGAGTTACTCTAGTCCATCTGCTTTGTCTAATGACCCAAGAGCATCAGAAGTTGGTGTTCCTAAGTCTTACACAATCCTTGCAAGCGAATTCTTACTTGCTCCTCCTCCTGATGGTGTTTATACATTGAGGATGTTGTACTTTGCTGCACCAGCATATTTGTCTGATGCAAATGTTTCTAACGTATTTTTAAATGTTGCACCAGATGCCTTGCTTTATGCTTCATTGATTGAGGCAGAGCCTTACTTGATGAATGACGCTCGAATCAATACATGGGGAACTATGTACGACAGGGCAATAGCATCTCTCACCAAGTCTGACGAACAAGGTCAGTATTCTGGTGTCCCAT